GAAGATGGGTGACATCTCCATGACCGAGTGGGTGGCCCTCTCCGAATCGTGGCTGACGCGATTGCCGACGGCGGTTATTACTTCCCGCTTCGGTAGAGGACGGTAGGACTTGATCTCCCGGTACTCGGGGGAGTTCGGACTCATCCAGCGGGTGTCTTCACCCGTGTCCCACTTGGACTGGGCGCCGACCTGATCCACACGCGACCAAGCGTCTGCGCGGTTTCTCCGAATCCTCGCCTCGTGCCGGTCACGGTTCCCGCCGGAGTCGTCGTACCACTTGTCGTCGAGTTCGTACGTCTCTTGGTACCAGTCGTCGTTCGCCCGGCGCTCGTCGAACATCCGCTCGGCCACCTCCTCCGGCCCGAACATGCCGACGGCGAACTTGTCGTCGTCGGAGAGGTCGTCGTAGCCGGAGTCCCCGACTCGGTCCTCCGTGTAGCGGGCGGTGGCGCCGTTTCGCAGGGCCGACTCCGCCGAGTCGAAGGCGTCGTAGTCGTCCTCCGTGGTGCCGGGGAAGACCCTGTCGAGCATGGCGTCGGTGTTCGTCCCCCGCATGGCGGAGGCGTTCTGGGCCAGCGCCGTGTCGATGTCGAAGCCGATGTCGTACGCCTCTTTACGGGTCCGGTTCACCCGCTCGTTGTGGGCGTCCCGGCTCACTATGGGCTTGTCGAGCGGGTTGGAGGGCATCCTGTGAAACTAACTCTGGACCCTTCTCCCGATACATAGTTACCGGAACCACGGCGCCTCCAGCGCCTCGATCTCCGGCACCGTCTGCTCCATGGACATGGCGCAGGCGATGGCGAGGGAGTCGACGTAGTCGTCGTGGGCGTCCCGGGAGTCGTCCGGGGCCTGAATCATCATGTAGTTGCCCTTGATGACCTTCTCGGCGTCCTCCATCTGCTGCCGGAAACGCTTCCATACCCTTGTACGGCGGGCCTTGGAGTGGCCGGGGTAGATGATCATGTTCCGCTGGAGCAACTGGATGAGGTGCGTCCACCGCTCGGACTGGTTCTTCAGGTCCGAGGTGACGGGGATGACCTCGCAGCGGTGGCCCAGCAGCCGTTGCAGCCGTTCGGCCACGGCGGACCCCATGCCCTGTGCGTCAACCCCTACGAAAGCAATGTCATAGGCTTCCAAGAAGTCGAGGATCTGGAAGTACTGCGTCTCCCACTCGGTGTTGTTGATCTCCATCCAGTTCAACACCCGGTGCTCCCGGTAGCCCGCAGCGTCGGGATGGTCCCAGTCCACCCAGCACACGGTCACGACGGTGGAGTCCTTCACCCGGGCCGGGTCGATGCCCACCACCACGGGGGTGCGGTGCCACGCCTTGACCAGCGGCATGGCCTTGTCGGCCATGTAGTCGAGGTCGTCCTCGGTGATGAGCATGCCCCGGTCCAGCATCCACTTCAGGGAGTAGGACATCTGAAACTCGTCGGAGTCCTCCCCGAGCCGCAGTTTCTCCTGCTTGATGAACCGGTCGTAGTACGGGTTGTACTTGGCGACGGTGCGCCAGTCGTACTCGAAGTGGGACTTCTTGCCGCCCCGCTTGGTGGCCCGCCGCTTGTTGTGCTGGATGGCCTTGTAGAAGTCGCCCTTGGAGAACGACGGCGTGCCGATCTTGACCATGGAGCCTGCGTAGGCGGCGAGCATGGGGTGGATCGACTTACGGACCATCGTGTCGTCGGCCTCCTGCGCCTCGTCGATCACGATGAGGTGGTACGACGCACCCTCGATCTTGGCCTTGGGGTTGGCGGTCTGGCGGCGGCACATGGAGCCGGAGCGCAGTTTCAGGACACGCCCGCCCGGAGTTACTTTGTCGTCGATCTCCGGGTCCCCGAGGAACTCCTTGGCGTGGTCGGTGGTCAGTTTGTCGAGGATACGGCCGAAGATGAACTCGCTCTGGCCGTCCACGGGGGCGAACACGCCGACCCACAGGCCCCGCTTGAAGCGGTCGAGGATGTCGAAACTCTTCGCCAGTTTGGGGAACAGCACCAGCACCCCGGCGATGATCACGGCGAGGGTCTCGGACTTGCCCGACTGGCGGGACCACAGTGCGGTGATCTCCTCGCCGTCGGCAAGTATCAGCGACTCGACGATCCGGTAGGCCAGTTCCCGCTGGTAGGGCCGCAGTTCGATGTCGGCCAGTTCCTCGCAGAACACGATGGTCCTGAGGATCAGTTCGTGGACGAACTGCGCCTCGTCCTCGGTGAGGTTGAAGACGAGGTTCTCCTCCTCAAGATCCTCGTCGGTGGGGAGGTATTCCTCCTCGCCCACGCCGTCTGCCGGGATACCGAGGTCTTCGTAGTCAGTGGTTGCCACGCCGGGATGCTACCCCGGTGCGCGAAGAAGGCCGGGGCTGCAACCCGAAACGGAACCCCGACCTCCTTCTTTCCCCCCATTGGAGAGGTCTTATGCCTGCTGCTCGGACTTCTTCTTGGCCCGGCGCTCGGCGTAGTACTGACGGTTCTTCTCGACGCAGGCCGTGCCGAGGCACCCCTGCTGGAACCGGTAGAGGCTGGAGTTCGGGCACACCGCCGAGTTGATCTCGGGGTTCAGCCCGCAGGTTCCCGCATCACTTACCTGCAAGGTCTTGGGCTTCCGGGCCTTGCGGGCCTCCATCGCCGTGACGCGGACGTTGAGGGCGTCCACCTCGTCACGGAGGTGGATCTGCTTCTCCTTCAGTTCCCGGTTCCTGCTGCGGAGGGCGGTCAGCCGCTCCTCCAGCCGGTCGAGGCGCTGGAGGAGGTCGTCGGCGGTCATGCCGATTCCGCCTCGGGCAGCGTCACGAGTTCGCCGGGGATCTTTGGCGTCTGCTCGTTGTAGCGGTTGATCCACGCCCGGGCCGTCGGCACCGACACGCCGAGGGCCGCAGCGGCCGAGGTCAGGGTCAGCCCCGACTCCACCACTTTCGACACCTCGTCACGGCGCTCGTCGTACCGGCTGGGTCGGCCCATCTTGGGCGTGCCGACCTTCTTGGTCTTCTTGACGTCCGGCAGGACGGCGGCGACCTCCTTGTCGGACCAGCCCGCCATGCCGAGGCAGATGCGGGCAGCGTCGGCCATGGGCACGGCGCCGGTACGGGCGTACCGCAGCACGTCGGCCGGGGTCTTGACGGTCACCTTGATGCTGAGTTCCACGATGTACTTCTCCTGTTACGGGGTCCGCTGGGTGATGAAGATGCTCCACATGCGCTCGACCTCGGAGGTCTCCTGCGTGCCGAACCACGACTGGTCGCTGAGGCCGAGTTTGACGTCGGCCACCTCGATCAGCATCCGGGCAATCTCGTCCCGGAGCCTTCCGGCGGCCTTGCGGCAGTCGACGGGTCCGAACAGGTAGGTCCGGGCGTTCGCCTTGGCCTCCACGTAGTACGGGTAGCCCTCGAAGTCCAAGGGAAGTTCCAACTGGTGGCCGACCGGGCGGTCGGCGTCTTCTTGCGGCATGGGGTCCTCCTAATAGGTGTCGTGCCGTTCCGCCCGCTCACTCATCAGGTCCAGACCGACTACGGCCTGCTCTAACTGCTCACGGGCGTGGTCGAGACCTGCGGAGTACTTCACGCCGCCCAGCGACCTTCCGGTTGCCATGGCCTCGCCCGCAGCCATGATGGCAGCCTCGACGTAAAGGAACAAGTCAGAATCGGGAAGCCGGTCCAGCCTCCCCCGAATCTGCTCAGGTGTCGGCTGCTTCGGGCGTCTCCACCTCATCGAAAGTCCACTTCCCGATCTCCTCCGGGGTCACCGCCACGTCGGTCCCTGCGACGACCCGCAACGGGTCGTCCTCCCGGGTGGGTCGGGCAATGCCGACGTGGACGGCCCGGGACCCTAGCCGCAGCCGAACACCCCTGCCAGCCCGGAACGGGTGGTCGGTCTCGACGGCCCACGAGCGTGAAAGTACTGGCCCGTCCGCCTCGTCCTCGAAGGAGAAGTACGTCTCCCAGTCGGCCATCAGAAGTCTCCGGGCTGGTAGTTGTAGTCGGTGCCGACGCCGTCCTCACGGGTCGCCACGGCCCGACGGTTCGGGTTGCTGGGCGCACCGAGTTCGTCCGGCGTCGACTTCCAGTACGAGAAGCCGTCGAGGGTGGTGTTGACGTACCTCCCCTTGGACACAGCGAGGGCGAACTTCCGGTACGTCGTCGAGTCGGAGTGAGCGACGCTGCGGCCGGGGTCGGGGTTGGAGGTGTCCTCCGCCTTCCACGTGCCCTGCGCCAGTTTGTAGGTCGTGTAGACGTCGCCACGGCGGTTGCGCCACTCGACCTGCAACTCACCCATGCCGTAGTCGTAGCGGTACCGGGTGAGCCGGGAGGAGTTGGGGGCCTCGACCCACGGGCCGCAGTCGTGGTTGACGGGTCCCGACTGTGAGTTCTGCATGATTAGAAAGTACCAAACGTCGTCAGTCGAGAAGGTGGTTGAGCCAGTAGGAGTTCGCCCGCCCGTGAGCAGTTACCTCCGGGAACGGTTTGATCTCGCCACGGAGGCAACGATGGACCGGCGGCTCATGGTCGTCGTCCACGGGAATACGCAGGGACCGTCCACAGTCCTCGCACTCCAATTTCAGGATCTCGTGACGCACCGGGGCATCGTAGGATCATGCTCCGGCGGTGTAACTAGTTGTACGGGGCGTTCAGCCGCTGGGCGTACTCGGCAAAGATGTCGCTGAGGTCGGCGTCGCCAGCGGCCTCGATGATGACGGCCAGTTCGTCCACGACCTTCCCGGCCTGCAACACCGACGAGGCGAACAGCGTCGCCTCGGTGCCCGAACCGATCAGGATGGTGGTGGGGTCGCCGTCCTCGTCCGGGATGTCGGGGAGCAGCATGATCACGACCGGCTCACCGTCCTCGGTGACGGTGATGCCGAACTGGATGGTGGCGATGTCCTCGCCGTCCTCGTCGTAGAAGTCGTCCATCGGGGGTGTCTAGCACCCCCGGGTCACGTCTGGGGGGAGAACTCCCGCTCCCGGCGACGGACCTCGGCCTCGATGGCGAGGGCCACGGCGTCGGCGGCACTGGACTGGATGGAGTGGTCCCACAGGCCGACGACGGCACCGACGCCCGGGTTCCCGGTGACGGCGGCGGCGACCGCTCCTGCGGTGACGGACTCTGCGATGTTGGTCTTGCGCTTCATGGTCAGATGTTGGCTCATCTTTGCCTACTTGTCAAAGTGGTTTGGCAACCGGCCCACCAACTGGTAGCGTAAAGGGCAACGCCCCCG